CTCTTGCAGATGTTGTTGCATTAAATCAAGTACTTCTAATGCTCGCTCAACTGTAGAATAGATAGCTAACGTGTAGTTATTAGTGCATTCAGGAATAGAGGCTTTAATCCTGACGTCGTTATCCCCAAAGTTACATATGTAAACGTACGTCACCATCAATAACGCTTGTTTATCTTGTTCTCTAACCCAAAACCCCATTTTTTTACTCCTTTACTCATCTAATTTTCTCATGTACCCACCTAGGAAACTTCTTATAAGAACGGCTCATTTCATTTCCTTTCTACCCCTCTTTTTAGAATTCCAAAGTATAAAACCTAAAATACTCATATTCCCTCCTCGTTGTGTTTTTTTATTTTTTCAGATATAGATTGCAAAATTTTATATACTCGCTGTCGGCTTATCCCTAACTTATCGCCGATTTCAGTGCAGCTTTCATCGTTTAACCTCAATCGCACTATTTCTTTTTCCCTTTCGTCAAGATAGGGAATTTCTATCTCAAGTATTTTATCACTCACGGAAAACGGTTCTGCCATCAGCCGAATATCTTTTTCCTCATTTTCCAAAACAACCTCTTTCAGCTGTTTTTCCTTTTGCCTAGAATTAATTTCAGCAATAACGCCTATTCGGATAGACTTAACGGCATAGGTCGAAAAAGCCGTTCCTCTGCTTTCGTCAAAGTTCAAGCAAGCGTTCCAAAGTGCTAAATTTGCAACTTGCAACAAATCTTCATCAAAAGTCAAAGTGTTGAAATATTTTCTAAGCGTGAACTTCGGCAAGCCCATATTTTTATGAAATAGTTCGTACTTTTTTTCTAGTTCTTTCATGTTATCCTCTCTAACTCTGTTATTTTTTGATACTCACCGTCGAAATAGCAATTGATTATTCCAGTTTTACCAAACTTCACTTTTCCTGCAATGATTTTCAGCGAATGCTCATCTTGTGCAGGGTCGAAAACAGCTGGGCGGTGCATTAAGAGAATGTAGTCACCGTTGCTCTCAATCGCTCCTGATTCTTTCAAGTCTGACATTGTAGGTAAAGCCGTTGACGTTGATCGTCTAAGCTGTGACAATAGCACGATACAACAATTAGCCTCTTTTGCACAGCGTTTAAGTTGTTCAAGTATGCGGTCTATCTTTATCCGCTCGTCTTGAGTTTTCTGATAGGTTGATACGATTTGCAAGTAATCTATAATTACCACTGACGCTTTTTTCTGGTGTATAATTTCTATCATTCGCTCAACGTAATAGACATCATCAATCAAAGTTAGATTCTCATGTTTTTTCATTTCACGTATACATGCTCGTCCGATTTCTTGTTGTTCTAAGCTTAACCCTCCTCCATCAATTGCCGAATAGGGTATTTTCTCAAGAACAGCTATTCGTCTATCGGTTATTTGTTCTCTGCTCATTTCAAGCGTGAAGAACAACACTTCTTCCCCTAATTTGCGAGAATACTCAGCTTGTTCTATTGCAAAAGCTGTTTTTCCAGTGGAGGGCGACGCACCAACAACAACTAAGCTAGGGAAGTTAAACCCTCCGTTTGTGCTTTTGTTAATTCTAGGTAAAAAGCACTTTGCTTTAATTCTAGGCTCTCCAAACGTTTTTTCATAATCACCAAGCCAAGCATTGTTAAAACTTGTATTTATTTTGTTCAATTCCTCGTTGGCAACGTCATGTAACCTTTTCGGTGTAAGGTCGTTTTCATCTAAGGAAAAAAACAGCTCCGATACTTTTTCCTTAATTCTTGCCTTACTTCTCATGTCTTTCAGCTGATTTAATTCATCAGCGAATACAGTGCTTGAAATAACGCTNTCAAGCATTTTCATGTACAACGCTTTCATGTCATTNTTTTCACTGATTTTTGCTAAAGTAACATTTTGATTAAAGTTGTTTTTTATGTGAATTTGAACAATGTTTCGTATGTTGTCATCTGAAAAATCGTGGGGGTAAACTTCTCTCATTTTGTCTTTGAGCTTATCTCCGCCCCATAAGAGAATTGCTCCTCCAACCGATAATTCAAGTGGGAGTGTGTTTATGGATAACATTTATCAACCTACTTTCTATATTTTGATATTCCTGCAATCACTGTATAAGCACACGGTAAAGCTAAACTATTTCCATAAGCCTTGTAAACAGCACTGTCACTATCAAGCTTGTTGTACCAGTTTATCAAGCTTTTTTCCGTTGGCTCGTTTATCTCGTCAAGCGGTTTGTTTGTTTTTATGTGTCGATAAGTATGTAAGCTTGAGTTAATAATTCCAGTTTTTCCTTTGACAACTCTTTAACCTTAGGCAAAACGTGCCAATAATCAGGGTAGCCTTGTAATCTAGCACATTCGGTTGGAGTTAGCCGGCGGACAGATTGATTTAATTGACTTTCATTAACACAATAAGCCACGGTTTCACTACCACCGCCCAAACTTCCTCCTGCTGATTTTAACGTTGCTCCTATTCCTGTATCAAGATATTCGTCATATGCCCTTTGCTCATATCCAACGTTATTTTCAACTACGCACGGTTGCCTTTGCCCTCCTTGTGCCGTATTTAAAGTTGGTGAAATATTCTCATGTACTCGTGGCCCTNCATCGGGGGAGCGCGGCTCAAATACAAGTTGAGTTCTTTTGTAATCTGTGTTTGTTAGTGTGTTTGCTAAGTTTTTGCTAACCGTTAGCGCGTGTTGGCGTTCATTCATACAAATTGGTCGTTCGTCCACAACATTACTCGGCATATTCCTTTCAAGCNTGGGNGACAGTTCTTCTTGATATGTAATGTCTGCCGACGTTGATTTGTGTCCGTTACACCCTGCCGTTTTCATTGGTTGTTGGCTAATTATCACCGTTGGAGCTCTACCATCAGTTGCTGAAAGCGTATGACAAGGGTCGTTGGGTTTTGGATTGTTTCCGTTTGTCGGCGATGTAATTTGCCCTTCGTTAAAGCAAAGCACATCACACACCAACCTCCCCACAAAATCAGCTTCATGTTTTGGCATACCCGCATTCGCTCGGAGTGTGGATGCTTTATCTGGAAACGTTGTTACTGCTGGTCTGTCAATCGTGTTTAGTGTATAACACACATCTTCAGCCCAACCTTTACCGTTACACCCTGCCGTATCAGAACGGTCTATACAGTTTCCTTGTAGGCAATATGTGGGTTGCTGTTTGTCTTGCAAAACAACTTTTGCAACACTATCCCCGCCTTGCCCCGCTTTCAACGTCTGTGAAGTTTCTAAATAAACTTCTTGGTTGTAGNTGTCAAATCTGCTTGCCTTTCCAACGCCTCCCTCAATTGGTCTGGCAACTCTTTCCCTCTCCTTTTCGCTCTGTTCAATATCCCTAAACAAGCTTTCGGACTTAAAAAGTATTTCTCCGGCACGTTCTCCTCCAAAATCTGCGACAAGGTAGATACGTTTTCTTCGNTGGGGAACTCCCCAGTATTGAGCGTCGAGCGTTCGCCAAGCGACGGAATACCCATTTCCCAGAACTGCCCCAGCTCTTGCCCACTTGTTTTTTGGAGGTTTAGGAATAATGGTGTTACCATCTTTAATTTTGCAGAATTCTTCAATGACGGNTCTAAAATCTTCTCCTTTGTTTGAACTGAATGCTCCGGGTACGTTTTCCCAAACAGCGAAAGTTGGATATANTCCATTTGTTTTNTCCCTCATTTCNTTGATAATTCTAATAGCCTCCATAAACAACCCACTTCTCGTTGTTTCGTCGTCGCCATGGTTTTCGTGTTTCATGCCTTTTCTCTGCCCNGCAATAGAAAGGTCTTGACAAGGNCTACCGAAAGTGATTATATCTACTGGCTCAATTTCAGCCCCATTTATTTTCGTTATATCCCCCAAATGTTTCATATNTGGGAAGTGGTGATTTGTTACAGCAATTGGGAAAGGCTCAACTTCACTCGCCCACACTGGAGTTATTCCGCACATTTGTGCGACATACGGAAATCCCCCAATACCGTCAAACAAACTTCCTAATTTCATTTATCCTCCTACAACAAGCGATACCCTCCAGTTTCGCTTTTATTTATTGGTATTTCAATATCATCTTCCCAACGTCTTTGATTAAGCCATGTAGACGCATGAGGAATATATCTTCCGTTATCACTGGTCCACTGTTCTGTTAGCTTGTGAATTGAGAGTGATTTCATTATTTCTGAAAACAGCTTTTCATTTGGTTTAATTTTAAGCCATGACGTTTTCGCTGTTTGTTTTGAAGTCTTTCTCGGATATGCTTTCCAGAACGTTTCAAAACTTTCTAAGTAAGTGTTTTTAGTGAGTTCGGAATCAGAAATCGCACAAGTATTATTAATTGTATTATTAATTGTATTATTATCTTTAAACTTTTCTTTAATAGGGTCATAAACTTTTCTTTGTGAGGGTATTAAACTTTTCTTTAATACCCTATTAAACTTTTCTTTAATAGGGGGGGTAGCAATTTTCAAGTGCCTACCGGCAATTTCCTTAGTACCCTCTTTATATATAATTTCCGATTTTACATACCCTTGATGAGCAAGTTGATTAACCCATTTACTAATTGTTACAGCGCTGACTCCATAAAGATTTGCAAAATATGAATTGCTAGCATAGCAGTAGCCTTTTTCATTGGTTAAGGCTGTAATTTCGCCATACAAGAGTTTTGCGTTAGCAGTTAAGTCTTTGTCGTATCTGACATTTGCAGGAATAACAGCGTAATAAGATTTATTTTCACTCAAATAGCGTACTCCTTTCTGTTTTCTGTACCAATTTTTTAGTAAATCAGTACAGAAAACTATCAGAATTAAAAGTTTAGAATGGATATTCTTCGTTATCGTCTTGAATTTCCATGTTTACGCTCGATTTGAGAGCTTTTTGAGAGTTGCTTGACAAATTACCCTCGTTATTTCCCTGTGGCTGTAATCGCTCGCTAGAGCCTTGTTTTTCGCCTGTGAAACTTACAGTGGAAACGAGAACTTCTGTAAATTGTCTGTTCTCGCCGTTTTTATCTGTGTATTTACGGTTTTGGAGTTCGCCATCAACTAGAATTAGCTTTCCTTTCGAGAAATACTTGCTGATAAATTCAGCCTTACCCTCCCAAGCGGTAATGTTAAAGAAGTCCGTTTGCTTTTCACCGTTGGAGTTCTTGTATTGACGGTCAACCGCAATCGTCGCACTTACAACAGCCTTGCCAGAGTTGGTTGTTTTGAGTTCAGGGTCTTTAACTAGTCGCCCCATTAAAATTACTTTGTTGTACATTTTGCACACTCACTTTCTTTTAGGTTTTCTTTAAGCGCTGTTTCCAGTAAAGCATTAAAACTTTCAGTTGTTTCGTTGACAATTGCAATAGCCTCAGCTAAGCTCATGTCTTTTTCCCCTAACTTTTCCTTTTGCTCCATTTTTAAGAGCGACTCAAAAGCTAGTCTTAAAGAGCCACAAAAGACAGGGTTAAGTATTCTTTCAACTTGTTTCACCGAGCCGTCTTTTTGCTTTACATCAGCAAGATATATTTTCCCTGCAATGTAATTAAAACGGTCTGTGTCAATTGCGTACTTGCCTATTTTAATCATTTTTTGCCTCCTAGAATGGCATTTAATTCATCTGCCTTTTCGGTATTGTCTTTTACGTCAAACCAATCAGAAACCTTTGAGTGCTTGTCTTTGATTGAGGCGTAAATTCCTCTATACTCGACTAGCTCGTCATCTGTCATAAGCTCGGACTTTTTACCAAGTCGCCCCTCAATCAACGATTGCTTGACGCCAACTTTTTCAAAAGCAACAATCATTTTCTTGATTTTATCCTCCAATGGAACGGAGTTGTCGCCTTTTAGTGTTCGTGCGCATTCTTCGAGTGCGGCGTTGATAAAATCTGGTGGCAAGATAGCAAGAATTCTCGCTCTTAATCTTCGCCCTGCATTATTTGCGTTGTTTTCGTAAATGTCACGTTGGTCGGTTAGTTTTCTAGCCCCTGAGCGTGTATCTCTAACGTGTTTTACATTAAACGTTTGAGAGGAACGTACGTTCGTTTCTAAATCCCAAGCAAAAGCGAGCATTTCGCTTTCACCGTCTTTCTGCGACAGTTCCTTGACGCCAAACTCAACGTTGCCCCAACATCTCGCCGCTTCCTCAGCTAAACGAATAGATGGTCCAGAAACTGTTTGCCCAGCACGAGGATATGAATACATTGAAACTTCTGCAAGTTCTTTTCTCTGGCAAGCCCTCATTAGACTTGCATAAGCCGTTGCCTCATCACGAGGGAATTGTTTTGCGGCGACAATCATTGAGTGTACTTCTGCCGCAGAACGAGTCTGCTCAACTCTTACTGCACCCTCATTGATATTTTTGTTGTTGTAATTGCCGACAATTGAAAATGGGTTTTGGTCTTGTACTGCTAATTCGTTGCTCATAGTTCCTCCTATAATTCATATTGTTTGTATGCCCAATAAGGCAAGTTTAAAGTTATTGGCATGTCGTCTTTTCCGCCATATCCATGCCAAGAGTCCGTTTGAACACATTCGGCAAATTTGGATAACAGCATATTATTTTCTTGACGTCCTGCCTCGACAAATAAGTCGTCGGCGATATAAATAGCCGATTGGAAAGGTGCTGTTTTTTCTACAGCTATAAATATAAAACCTTTCAGCTGTTCGCCCGTCACTTCGGCATATCCGTCCAAATACCACGCTGATTGGTTGTGATAACGGAAATTATATGCCGACACTGCAAATGCCTCTGGTGAGGCGTCTGTTGTTGATTTAATGTCAATTAAATACCCCATATTAACAGCGTCTGGTCTGCATTTGCAAAGCAACCCTGTTTTTTTATCAACCCAAAAGTAGCTTTGTTCGACTTCTGCACCGTCTAGCAAGTGTTTAATTTTCGGATTAGCGAATAACGTTTCACGCATATTTGTAACGAGTTCATACTCGTCTTGCGTGATAACTTGCTTGCCTTTGCTACTCTCTAAGAAACTTGCCCATATTTCTTTTCCCTCTTTCGTTCTACGGTCGCAATTAACAGCGACAGCATAACGGTTGAGTAGTTCTGACGGTTCTAGAATCGCCGTATGAATGAGCTTTCCCATTTGCATTGCTGGAGTAGGCTGAGTTGGGTTGTTCTTACTGTATAAGTAGTGAGCAGGCGACTTAGCAAATTTATCCAAACTTGACTTACTAATGCCGATTGACGAATGGTATTCCTCATTAGTCATTTCAAAAATATCAGGATAATCGCTCTCAACAAATTTTTCAATTATCGCCATTGCTTGCNCTTTCTTTTCTTAGGCTTGTAGTTTTCTAACACNACATATTCCGAGTGGTAAATAAATCCTCCAGCGTCAACTCCATTGTCCATTGCCATGCGAACTTGTCGAATTTCGCCTTTTTTAATTCCGATAAAACTGAGGTCGTTTAAAACCTTTATCCACTCGCCATCCTCAGCTTTTCTGACGACTTCCCTTGCTTTTTTATTAAACAATTTAAACATTAAGATTTATTCCCTCCTATTCATCAAAGCTGTGTTCTGTGTAACAATCGCTACAGAATACGTCTTGGTTTTTAATCTTGATATAATCGCTAACGATTAACTTGTTACAACCGTCACAATAAAGTGCATTTACAAATGTACCACCACAATGCGGGCAACCCTCTCGCCTTTCTCCGTGAGGCTCAACCCAACTTTCCGGCTCATCGAAACTGTGCAAGCACTCAACACATATATGCGCTCTCGACATCTACGACCTCCTTTAACGCTTGTGAATATGTTTTTTTGGACGCTCCGTTAGTCGAACGGAGAACGTAATCTGCGGTAATTCCGTATTTTTTAGCGACTTCTACTACTGTTGGATACGGAGATTTGCACATATCCGCCAAAGCCAACTTCAAGCGGTCTTTTTTCTTCATTCGCTCAAGTTCTAAAACCATTTAAACCCCTTTTTCTGTTCCGATTTGCACGAAATTATGTTCTTTCTTACAAAACGGACAATACATATTTTTCAAATGCCCTTTTCCAGTTTGCCTTTTCTTTGGTGCGGAAATTGTTTTCCCACTCGTTTCACAAAGGAAAAGGCGTAAAAAGAATTTTTCCCTCATTTTCTGCCTTTCTTTAAGGGGAGTTTAATTAACTTTGAAAATAACCCACTTAACAAGGCGACCATTAACGATAAAGCTGTGATTAAGTACATATGCTGTGAAAAGAATGGCTGAGGAACGCTTGTATCTAACTGATAAGCGTCATCTATTCCTATTGTTGCAAATGCGACAAGGAGCGATAGAACGCAAATCAATTGACAGAGTCTAACGCTTAAGACTTTGATAGTTTCTTTTCTTTTCAAGGCTTTTTTCCTCCTTTCTATAACAAGTCCAACTACAAAAGAAACAAGTTTTTCCTTTTATAACTCGCTTGTACACATATTCACCTGGAACGGCAACAAGAAACTCTTTGTTGCAGCATTTACAAGTGCGACGTTCTCCAAACGCTGTGTTTTCCCACAGCCATTGAGGAGAGTTTATTTTGCTGATGATGTTTGAGATTGACATTTCTCCCCCTCCAATTTTTGAATTTTACGCAATCGCCGTTCTAAGTCTTTAATATCAAGACTCCAAACTTTAAAAGCGATTTCAGTATTAACGTGATTTGCATTAAAAGGAACTTTATCAAGCTTTACCATTTCATCACGAACGATTTTTTGAGCCTTAAAGCTTTGTTTCGCCCACAGTTGAAAATGTCGCAAATATCGGCTGTGCCGATTTCAATATGCCTATAATATATTTCAACTGCTTTAGATATAGCTAGATTTTTCATTTAAGCCCCTTTGACAGAAACTTCTCTACAAAGTAAAGCTGACCTTTACCCGTAATTTTCGGTGTTTTTGTTATCCTCACTGAGCCGTCTGGGTTATTAAAGGTCGTTTCTTTAACTTCCATTAAATTTAACTCCATACTATATTGCGTTGGCATATTGTAACTTTCGCCACGTTTCATGAGGAAGTTGTTTTCCCTTAGCCAAGCAAAAAGTTTTTTCTGCCCAATATCAACTCCGTTTTGTCGAATTAGTTTTGCTAAGTCGCCAATTAAAATTGAAGTTTTAGACGCTGAAACGCTTTCGGCAAACAAAACCTTTGACTTGTCTTGCTCTATTTTTGCGTTTTGCTGTCTAACAAGTTCGAGAGTTCCCTTGAACAGCGACTTCGTTTGGTCGTCTGCAAATGGTAGATATGTATTAATAAACAACTCGTCGTTCGATACATAGCCACCGCTTTGGCGAATGGTAGGTAAAACTTCATCAAATATCCAACGTTCGAACTTTTCCGCCGAGGGAAGTTTGCTATTAACGATTAGACGGTATAAATTACCCTCGCTAATAAACTTTGCTGATTGCAGCCTACCTAGACTGTCGGTGATACGGTGAAACACCGTACCATCTTTTTTACAATGCTGAGATATTGCTTCGTTGGGCCTTACATACCCCAACGCTTTCGCCACATCAGACCCGCAAAACAACACGGTGTTGTTTTCTTTCACCGTTCGTACTTCGCCAAATAACGAATTGCGAAAAGTTTTAATCTCACTCAATCCGACCTCCTATTGTTTATTTCTCGTTTCAGTTCCCCAATAATGTCACTGCCGTATGAATTTTCGCAAAGGCAAATAAATTCATCAACCGTAAACTTGTCTTTATCTAAATTAATATCGTTGTCTTTAACAAAACTCATTCTCCCCATTTCACAACTTCCTGTTAATTTGTTATGCCAATCGAAAAACTCTCTCGCCAAATACTTATCTACTAGATTAAATTTAGCTAAAAACATTTCAATTCGTTCTTCAACTGTCATGTTGTCAAGCAACTTGTCCAACAAAGCGGAGTGAGCTTTTTTCAACGTTTCGCCGTGAGCGAAAAAATTTTGATTTTTTACTATGTAACATGGTGAAATAGATAAATCTGAATTTAAGATACCACCCCTTGCGATGTTTCCTCTAACGTGTGTTATTACAGTGGGTACATCATCTATTTCATAAACATTAAGTCCGTTGATAGCTTTTATACCAGAGTCATCTCCATAGCCATAGCCCGAGCTATTACCAGAGCCCGAACCGGGGCCAGAGCCATAGCCAGATTCAGCGCCAGCGCCAGAGCCCGAGCTATTACCAGAGCCCGAACCGGGGCCAGAGCCATAGCCAGATTCAGCGCCAGCGCCAGAGCCTTCTCCAGAGCTAAAGCTAGAGCCAAAGCCATAGCCATAGCAATCTCCATAGCCATAGCCATTACCAGAGCCCGAACCTTGGCCAGAGCCAGAGCCAGAGCCAGAGCCATACTCAATTTTTAGGAACTTTTTTATTTTTTCCATACATCTACCTCTTTTATTGACCTTTCTGCGTTTTCTGTACACGGAATAATTTCAATCGCATCAAGTAACAGAATTTCATCTACTTCAACTGTAAACTTACAACTAGCTTTGTCTTTTGTTCCGTCAACAGCTAACTGCGAAATGCTCGCAGCCCCACTCCAGAACCACAACCTACGGCAATTGGTTAATGTAACCTCTCGACCGTTTCTTTCTTTTAGAACTCCTGCAAACACTCCCGCTCTGTCACACCTTACAATTACATATTTCCCTAACATAATGACCTCTTTCTCCAACACTTTGTAGTTGGCAACATTTTTTGCTATTCGACAAAATTCACCAAACAACAAAAACAAATTAAAATTTTAAAGCCTAAAGTATTGACAAAGCCATTATAATCGTGTAACATAATAATTGCGAGTTAGTATGTTTACAATTAAACCCTATTTTCGTAGGGTGGGCTTTGCTGTACTTAATTGCTGTAATTACATTATACATTCACAATGTGCATTTGTCAAGAGGAAAATGCCTATTATGAATGTTTTTGTCGCATATGTACAGATTGTAGCGAATTTCTTATGCAAAATTAACAAAAAAGGAATGAAAAATATGTTTTATAAAACGCTATTGAATGAATGTGACAAAAAGGCGTCAAACTTACAAATGTTTTTAAAGAACTTGGATTAAGTTCTGGGAATATGTCCAGATGGAAAAACGGTGTAACCCCATCGGCGGTGAACTTGAAAAAACTTTCAGACTATTTCGGCATATCGGTTGACGATTTGTTAGGAAACAAAGTCCACTTAAAAGACGAGAGATTAGAAAGTGAGCAAGACAAGGAAATCAAAACAAAATTAAACTCCCTATCTGAAAAAGATAAGGAGTTAGTGTTAGATTTAATGAGAAGAATGATAGAAAAAGATAAATAAGCCCCTGCAATTAAGTTGCAAGGGTTAGGACGGTGTTTTCTTTGTCATCAACAAGCAAGCTGTCTATTACCTCTATTAGCTCCGCTTTTCTTTCTTCACTTAAAATTTCTAGCATTTCATCAACACTCATTTGCTTTCCGTTTTCCAAATTAAACACCTCTTTCTTGGTGATTTTCCCGCCTAATTCAATAGTACCAAAAAATACTTGGAAATTCAAGAGGAGATTAATTCCTCTAATACCAAGCTTATTAAATACATTATACAACGTTCATATTAGTTTGTCAATATGAACAAGTTGAAAGGAAACAATTTATGAAAAANTTTGTTGTTTTATTGATTGCAACGGTTTTTGTTTTAGGGTCGTGTTCGCCGTCTGGCGAGATAACGTCAAGCACGAGTGAGCAAACAGCTGAGCCGACAACAAAAACAACAACAACTGCTAAAAAAGTAGAAACAACTCCAGTAACAACAATAGNCACAGAAAAATTAAAAAAAGATTATAAAAGTTCATGCGAAAAAGTTACATATAAAGAAATTGCTCGTGAACCTGACGGAATGATGGGAAAAAGGGTTTCTTTAACTGGAGAAGTGGGGCAAGCCCTCAGTTTGATTGAGGCTTTTACTTTTGTTTAATAAAATAAAAAAGAATAAAAGCTACTATTCTTGATATAGTAGCTTTTTTGCGGTGTAAAACATGCGCTGTTTCTTTCACAAATTATACTTTGTTTAAGTTTGTATCTTTTATTGCTCCTGTTACTTCGCCTTTTGAATTGCCAATCACAACTCTGTTGCCTTTAATTTCTAAAACTTTGAATTTTGTCTTGCCGTCTGTTACCCATTCAGCGAAGTTTTTTCCGTCATATGTTTTAGAACTGTTTTTTACCGTCACAGTATCGCCAACTTTTATTTTACTAATTATCGGTTTAATTTTTGTGTTTTCTTTTGCCTTTGTCTTTTCTGTCTGATTAACCAAAGTTAAATCTTGCTTTCTAACCCAGCCTAAGCCGTTGTCTAACAAATAAGGTGAAGTTCTTTTGGTATCGGCAATTCTAGTAACAGTGTGAGTTGTTCCTTTTCTCACTTGCCCTCTGCCTGCACCGAAAGAGGAACTGAATAAGTAGCCGTTTAAAATAACCTTATCGCCGACTTTGATTGTTTTGATTGCTGTTGGTTTTGGTGTTAGTGTTTCTGTTTGTTTNTCGTCAACAGANGGCTTGCTTTCCTTAACGATTTCTATGTAGTCATAGTTAAGGTCAACATGGTTTGGCAGCCAACCGTCAGCACCGTAAGTTTTCCCCGTTCCAGTGTGGGAATATTGCCAAAGTTTGAGNTTGCTCCCCATTTCTTTCATGAGTTTGCCGTAATTTGTATCAGGGAATTTGTTCTTATCGCCAGTATCAACAGTGTACGCTACCCAGAAGTCGCATTTAATATCTTTCCAATTAACGTAACTGATAAAAAAGTCTGCGAAACTGTAAAACAAAGGGATATATCCTGCCTTTTTAACTTTATCGGCGAACAAGTTTACTAGTTCGGTGATTTGTGCCTTGCTAAACGTTGTAGTGGCTGTCTGGTTGAATTCTAGGTCGAGAGCAATGTAATTTATCCCCTTGCCTTTAACTATGCTCAAAACGTGCTGTGTATCACGATTTAAAAGTTCAACTGCTTTTTTATAATCTCCCTTGTTTCTATCTTTCCAAAAACAAGTTGAATAAACATAACAGCCGACAAAGTCAAAGTTTTGTGNTTTTGCGTCATTGTAAAACTTTTCAAATTTCGTATCTGTGCTGTTTTCGTAAGACGCTCTAAGCATAACGCCTTTAATTCCACTTGACTTTGCTTTTGAGAAGTCCATTTTATTTTGATGATAAGATACATCTATTACAGTAGCCATTATTCCTCCTCTTTAACTTCGTATGTATCGGAGCTATCAGCCAATCCCTCGCCGATTGTATAACCGATAACAGTTGCTCCTGCCATAATTAAGGCTGTGATTTGCATTGCATCGCTTTCTGTTCCTCCAAAAGCAGTGTAAAGCATAGCTACAAAGCTTGCGACCGATATCCAAAACTTGCGTGATGTTATTTTTCTTTTCCAGTTCATAACAATTCCTTTCTGTTTAATCCGTATATTTTTCTAAATCATCTATTCGTTGGTTAGCGACTTTGATTTGTTCCTCCAATACATCTTGATTTTTCTCAAGCTTGTANGTTCTATCCACCACTGAATTATGCTTTTCTACTTTCTTTTCCAGTTGTTCTACCCGGTAAATGAAAAGTTTGAAGTTATCAGCACTTTCTTTTCTCATTGCGAAAAAACTAAGTACACTTGTGATGATTACCCCAATTAAAGTGATGAGCGATACTACTATTGTACTGTCCATACTTTACCTCTGTTATATTTATTTTTTATTTCCCTGTTTCCTTTTGCTCCTCTTTTTCTTCCACTCTTTCGGCTTGGTCTAGCGTTTGTGCTACCAAGCCTAGTTTTTTCGCATTGTCCATGCCTGTAATCGCCAAACTGTTAAGGCAACTTACAATCATATTGATTTGTTCTTCTGTGTAAATGAATTTCATGTGTTTTCCTTTCTGTTTTTAGTGCAATAAAAAGAGCATTCTCCAGTTTAACTAGTGTTTGTTCCATTTAATTTTGTTTGGTTTTATGGCAAAGTAATATCTACTCTAAGTATGCCTATATCAGGATTGTCGGCAAATTCATACCATATGATATACTGCTTTTGCGTGAGGTCTAAGCCAAAACATCCTGATTGGGTATTTCCGAAAGAACGTTTATACCCCTCATTACCCGCACCATCCACTATTTTAATGTTTGTTGGCACTAAGTAATCATTTTCGTTATAGCCAAATCTATGATAAAAATAAATTTCATTAATCTCTGTGTTAAATTTAATTTCACTAAATTCAACATTTACAACATCTGTGTTAACGGTGTATGTGAAATTGGTTATCCCGCCTTCGTCTACTGGGGCAAAAGAAACCTCTGTTTCTTGTGCTGGCTTTACTACTTGCGTGGCAGCAGTTGTTGCTTGTGACGTTTCGCTTTCTTTTGGCTCTGTCACTTGTTCTGTTGTACTAGCTGTCAAAACAATTCCCTCACTTTCTTTACTATCATTGTTTGCGTTTCTAAGGCTAAAACCTACTATTGCACCTACTGTAATTAAACTGGCTATACCTTTAACCATTGCTTTTTTCATAATATACTCCTTATTCTTTATTAATGCTATTAATATTAGTATATTACAAATTTTGCACTTTGTCAAGATTTAGTTATCCTATTTTGGTGAGTAGACCGTGGACAAAAGTGCATTTAGTTCCAGCAATATATCTCTCACCGGAATACCCACTTTCACCATTGATT